ATGTCTAATACAAAGTTCTTAATTTGTTCATCAGTTTTTATTTCAACAAATTGTTCGTTTTGTAAGACATTTTTAACGACTGTACAGCATATTTTTATTAATGCGGTTCTATTGTAGACAGGATACCTCATATTTTATTCCTTTTGATGATTAACAGTTTTTTATCTGTTGTAAAAACCAAGTCTAAATCAATTTTTTCAAATGATTCAAGAATTTTCAAATTTAAAACATCAATTCTGCATATAATTTGATCTTTGGTCACACCCTTATCATGCAATAAATTATTATAACGTTCAAATAGTTCTTTTCTTGTCAGCATCTTGTCTCATTCCCCTATCGTAACGGTCAATTTGCATAGAAACAATCGTATTTTTAAGAAGATAAATCTTTTCACTAGCCGCTCTTTCTAGTTGCTGTGATATGTCTACCTGCTCATATAATTTCAAGGCAATATCTATAAGTTGATCTTTAGTAAGTTTTGATAAATTAGGTTTCTTTAAGTCTGTTTTTTTTCTAAACATACAATCCTTCTTTTTAGTAAGATAATATTTTTTTGTTGTTTAATAATAATGTCTATTTGTGCAAGTCTTTCTTTTTCAAGCAATGCTAACCTTTCTACTGTCCGGTCTTTTTTATTATATTTTACAATGCTTGAATCTTTTATTTTTCTTTTTGACTTACATATAGTTTTTTCCATTATTCATCTCTTTATTGGTAAAGTCTTTTATGATTGATTTTAAAACAGACAATCGTGCTTTTAGAAATAAAACCTCTTTCTCCATTTCATAGAGATGTTCTGATTGTATTTCATGAGCTGTTTTCAATCGATCTAATTGTTTAATATTTTCTATATTAATCATACTTCATATGGGCCTTTTGTAAAGTCATGGAAACAAACTTCCTTAATAGGATCATAAATTTCTTTATGCTCTATAAGATTTTTGTTTATGTTCTGTTGAGTTTTTTTTATTGCTGTATCAATATCGATTCGTAGTTTTAGCAATTCAGCACTTATATCAGTCATGTTATATCTCCTTATTGGTTAAACGATGCCATATTTTACGCTATCGTAATCGTGATATCTGTTAAGAAGTTCATTAAGTTCTTTAACAAACATCATATAATCATCATCATTATATTCTTCTGCTGTTAGCACTTCTTTGAGTGTTTTCTTATTTCTGAAAGTCAATATATTGTCACATTCTAATGTGATGGCTCTGTAATTGTCATATTCATAAAAATCAATCCATGCCTCAAATCGTAGATCTTTTTTTTGTTCTGTGTCTATTGTGTATATTGCCTTTGCTGATCCACAAGGATAGTGAACTATTGAAAGATCTGATATTTTAAAGTTGTTCATAATAAGTTCCTTATTGTTTAGTAACATAATTCCAAAACATATCGTCTTTTTTATATTCATAATCTAAATTGTCATATGATGAGCATTCTGTGGCTTTCTTACCTTCAAGGATATTGATATCATCTCTTATTAATCTAACGTATTTTTCTGATTTTACTTTATAAGAATAATCTCTGTTATTGTACGAGAAACAAGAAATTGCTATCTTTCCTTCAAGTAAATCATTCTTATTTCTAATTAAAGATACGAATGAGTTATGTCTAATTTTGTAGCTATAATCACCGTTTTTATATTGTATGATTTCAAAAGCTATTCTTTTAGCTTCTTTGAGCGTTAATATTTTCTGGTTATTCATTATAGACTTCCTAGTATATTCTATTAGTATTATCTAGTGTTTTAGTTAATAACAAGGTAACAATAATGTGCTGAGCACACAAAGTCAACACTTTATTTCAATTTATTTTAAAAAGGCAATAATGATGGAGATAAACTTCAGGTTTGATACAGATAATGAACAAGATATGATTGAATATGAGATATTTAGTAAATCAAAAGAAATGTATAAGGCTTTATATGATATAAAATATGAGTTAAGGAATTTATATAAGTATGAAAATTCGTATGATCAAGACACTATATGTCATCTTTATGAAATCATACTAGATGAGATTACAGATGCAGGCATTGAGTTATAAAAAATAGTTGGCACTGACCCCCCTTCGATGCCAAATATTTTATGCCAAACCACGAAAAACATTTGACAAACCACAGAAATATAAAAACTTACAGTCTGCGCCGTAGAATGTAAGTTATTTATTACCCCTATTTTCACCCCTATTTTTACCCAATGGATAAATCACAAATGTGACATATGTGGGATTATCACCTATAAAAATCTAAACTGCTTGACTGTGTATAACTCTGTGGATAACATATGTATAACTTATGTATAACTCTGGACAACATAATGACAGCGGGAAGACCTACAAAATATAGAGAGGACTTTTGTGATAAAGTTATTGAGCTTGGGAAAGCGGGCAAAACCCAAGTTCAAATAGCTTCAGAATTGGATATTTGTGAAGATTCTTTATATGAATATATGAAGAAATTTCCTAAATTCTCCGAGGCTATAAAAAAAGCAAGTCAGTTCTGTGAAGCGTTTATGCTTAATCTTATGCAACATAACCTTGTTGATTCAAATATAAATACTGCAGGATGGATGATCATCATGCGTAATAAATTTGGGTACCACAATAAGCAATATGATCAACAAAAAGATAATGCCTCTATCAGAAAACTTGTTTCAGTTGATCCAATTGAACAAATAAGAGAAGTCATTGCTCAATATGTTAACAAACAGATCTCATTAGATACTGCTGAACGATCGATTAAGATACTTGCAGTACTTCTTAATGATGAAGATAGAAAACGCGTTGAAGGACTCTTATTGGCTGTACAAGAAATTAATAAATAAAAATGAACTTTAACAAAAGGCAGATAATTTCATTAGAAAATAGACTCTCTGAAATTAGCAAGATTAAAGATTTCAAGATAATTGTTGCTGATTTCAATGAAGAAATTCCTGATGATAATCCCACATCCGTCACATTAGTGATACGAGTTAAAAAGAAATGAACAAATGAACAAACGAACATTCGCATTATTTAGCAAGGGATCTATGGTTCCTTCTTTTTGTGATAAGAAAATATCACATGTGGATATTCTTGTTGATGATGGATTGCAGTACACGGTATTTAGCTTTTCTTCAAAAAAGTTTGGATATTACATTACTGTGTTTGATTCTAAGGATGGGCTAGAGAAGATGTATTTGAATAAAGGCTATAAGGTAATTGACTGTAGCAATATTCGTTATAAATACGAATTTAAACCAAGATTTAGAATTCTTAATTGTGTGGAAGTAGCTAAATATTTCCTTGGGATTAATGATTTCTTCGTCTTCACACCGTTTCAATTGTACAAAAAGCTATTGAAACTTAACTGTAAAGAGATAAAGGGTAAAAATAATGGGCGGATCATCAAACAAAGCAGCAAAAAAGGCTGCAAAAGAAGAGCAAGCACAATTAAACAAGCTTGAATTAGAGAAGCAACGTAAGAACAAACAGCTTCAACGTCAGTTATTACAATCAAGAAAGGCTACTTTTAGTTCAGGATCAACAATCGATCCACAAAACCAAATTGGATAAATCATGATTGAAAAAAATAAGATCGATTCAGTTGATAAGCTTCTTGGTAGGTATGGATATGCTAAGAATGAATATATATCTGTTAAAGATAGAATCGCAGATGCTTATAGGTACTTTGCTCCTAATAGAAATGTAATCGATACATTCCTTGATGACGAACGAGCAGCAGATAGTTTAACAAAAGAGCTATTTGATGATACAGCACAAGAAGCATTGAATAAGTATGCATCCAATCTTCACTATAGTTTAATTCCACCAAACAAAAAGTTCGCACATCTTGTGCCAAGTCCTATTGTAGCCGCTAAATATGGTTATGATAGTGGTTCTTATGGTGAATATAAGAAACAGTTAGAAGAAATTAGTGAACAGCTATTTCATGTATTAGAGCAATCTAATCTTCAATTAGCTATGAATGAGTCTTTTGTTGATTCTGGTATCTCAACAGGTATTGTTTTAACTAAAGTAAACAACGGTAGAATAAACTATCAAGCAATCACTCCATCAAATATTTATATTGATGAAGATCCCTCTTCTGTATTTATCTCTGATTTCTTCTTAGATAGATATATAAAGGCAAGAGATATAAAGAATGTATGGGTAAATGCTGATTTAACAGAAAAGTTAAATAAAGAAATCTCTGAAAACCCTGATAAGAAACTCATGTTTATTGAAGCATGTGTTTATTACCCTCAAAACTTAGGACCAAAGAAATTCTATTACTACGTTCAGTATGAAGAGACAAAAAGATTAATCTACGGTAAATGGTTAACATACAATCCATTCACAGCATTTCGTGCTTATAAGAGAAGTGGTGAAATATGGGGTCGTGGTATAGCTGATCGAAAGTTACCTACTGCTAAAATGCTTAATACAATGGGTAGAACTATTACTCAAGCACTTAAGTTCTCAATTGCTCCTCCTATAGCTGTTGTGGGTGGCGGACCATCTTTTAATGCGAAGAATGTTAGATTAATTCCAGGTGCTGTTATCAATGTTCCATCAATTGATTCAATTCAACTATTAAATCTAAGTGGAAACCCAGAGTTCATATTGTCTGAAAGACAAAAACTTCAGCAAGAACTCAATGATGCTTTCTATACAGATGCTATTGGTCAAGTAGAGGACACGAAGAATCGTACTGCAACTGAAATGCAGATTCGTAATGATGCATGGCTTAGAAATAATGCTGTGAGTATTGGAAGAATCTATCGTGAAGCTGTAGAGCCAATTATTACTAAAACATTAATATTAATGCGTGAGCAAGGAATGATTGAAGATCCTACTCTAGGAACTACAAAAGTAATTATTGGGGAACAAACAGATCTCTATAAAGTGTCATTAGAAAGTCCACTTGTCGAACTACAAGATAAAGATGATGCATTAGCAATGGATGGATTATTGCAAAGACTTGAGCAAATATTCGGTTCTAATATGCTTTCAGTAATGAATATTACTGAGTTAACTCCTTATTACGCTGACAAACTAGGCGTTCCTCTGAAAATGTTAAAAGATAAAGAAGCGATAGAAGCAACTATGGGTCATATCAATGACACTTTAGAAAAGAACAGAGATGCTTTAGCACAACAACATCTTCAAGCACAAGCAGAGCAACAACCTAGCCAAGATCAAACAAGCGCTAATATGAACTCAGTCTTACAATCACTAAGGTCTCTATCATGATGACACCAGAAGAATTTAAGAAACAAGTTGTGGCAACTTTTAATACACAAGCAGGTGAAGAGTTACTTAAATTTCTAGCTAACTATTACCTAATTGATACACCTGTTGCTCCTACAAGTTCCAATGAGGGACAAGCTAAGTTCCGTGAAGGTGAGAACAATATTATTCGGATGTTCCTAAACATCATGAGAGAGAGTGATACTGATAAATTTAAACTAAAATAGGAAAATGAACATGAGCTACGAAGAAAGCAATCAAGATCAAGCTGAACAAAGCGTTGATCAATCGGTTCAAACAGAACCAGTACAAAACATGACAGAGGTGCTTGCTGATCAAGTACAATCTGTCACTGTGACAGATACAGGCGAGGATGTTTTAACTAATAGACCTGAGGGTTTACCTGAGAAATTTAAGAGTGTTGATGATCTTATTAAGTCTTATGCTAATCTAGAGAAGATGGTTGGATCTAAAACAACAGCTCCTAATGAATATACTGTTGAGCTTAGTGAAGATCTAAAGGGAAAGTGGGAGATTAATGCTGATGATCCACTTCTTGGAAGCTTTAAAGAATATGCTAAGGCTAATAGCCTAAGTAATGAAGTATTTAATAGCATGTTAAATTTCCATGCGAAGACATCACTTGATCAAAGTACAAATCTTGATGATACCTTAGCAAATGAACGAGCACAGGTATTAAGAGATGTTGGTTTTAATACTACACCTGAAATCGCAGAGAAAGAAATCAAGACGTGGCTTGTTAATAATACATCAGTAGCTGAAGAAGGTAATATTGATGTGTTCTTACAAGACCCTATGGCATTAAAGTTTGTTGCGATGCTTAGGACAAATGCTGGAATGACCGTCAAAAACGGTGGGGAAGTACAGCGTAAGAGTATGCAAGACTTTGTGAATAAGAAATCAGATCCAAGATACTTAAAGGATAAGATGTTTACTCAAAACATTGATAAAGACTTCGCAGAACACGTCAAGCGCGGATGGATTTAAATATTGCAATAGACTTCTATTGTAATATAATAATAAAACGCGAGCTAAATCTAGCTTGCGTTCGCGATAATCTCTAATGAGACCGCAATTTATTGTAGTTTTATTAGAGCCCTAATTGGATAACTCTAAATAAACAAAAAAAGTATTTAAGTATTTATTTTTTATTTGGAGAAAACCTATGAGTTTCACACCAGGGCTAAATACCTTAGCCATTAAACAATTTTCATCTGAATTTATGTTACAAGTTCAAAAGATGAAACGTTCTTTCGACGGAAAAACATTAGAGATCTATGACCTCACCGGTTCTAGTTATGAAGTAAAGTTTGCTAAACAATGGGCAATGAAAAAGCGTGGAGCTTATCATTCCACTGTTGCAACGACTGCAGTTGAATATAGAAAACCTGTCATGAGTCGTAATGAGTATGTACAAAATATCTCTTCTGATATCTTCGAACAAACTTTAGTAAACGCAAGCGAATTACGCATCCAAGCTGAAAATGCTGTTGCAGCATTAAACAGAATCCAAGATCAAGAAACATTAGACGCTTTTGAAGCTGATCGTGGAAGCATGGAAACAATTTCAATGGCATCTGGTATGACCGTTGATAAATTGATTGAAGTTGGCCTAGAGTTCAATAACAAAAATATCGATCAAGAAGATAGATATATTGTTGCAACACCTTATGAAATGGCTTCTTTGTTAAAAGATGCTAAAGCAACAAGCTCTGACTATGCAAACCAAATGTATGCATTGATTAGTGGTAAAATTGATAACTTCATGGGATTCAAATTCAACTGGTTTGGCGAAATGGAAGAAGGCGGTCTTGTATTAGACGGCGCAGTAAGACACTGTTATGCATATACGAAAAAAGGTATTTTGAACGGCTGGTGGATGAGACCTACTGTTACGACTACTTATAAAGATGAAGCATTCAGTCATTTAGTCTTACCACGTGTTATCTGTGGATCAAAAGTTATTGATACTGACCGTGTACTTTCATTAGAAGTCACAGAATCTTAATATCTATTTTAAAATAAGGAGACTATAAATGTCTTATACAAAAGAAAACTTAGCTAAAATCAGCTCGGGCGGATCAAGAACTACTGCTACTCTTTTTAGTTACAACACTTCTGACGATAATATGGCTACTATCATAGCTTCAGGTTATTTCCTTGAATTAGCTGGAGAAGAAGAAGTTAAAGAAGGAGATTTTTTCTTCATCAAATCAAGTGATGCCAATCATTTATATAAAGTAACTGTTGTTACATCTACTGACATTACTTTCACATTAGATGAAAACATCTGGAACACAGCTGTTGTTACAGTTTCTAGTGCTGAGATCTTAGCATTACGTGCTTCCCCTAAAACTTTAATTGCTGCTCCTGGTGCAGGTAAAGCAATCCGATATTTGGGTGCAACAATCCGTTTAATTTATGGAACAGCTGCATATACCGAATCAACAGATAACATGCGTGTTAAATATACTGATGGTTCTGGTGTTGACGTTTCTGAATTAATCGAAGCAACTGGATTTATTACATTGACCGCCGATTCGTTAACTAGCTCAAGACCAGCTAATGACGCTATCGTTGCTCAATCAGGCGCTGAAAACCAACCTCTCGTATTACATAATACAGGTGACGGTGAATATGCTGCTGGTGATAGTACTTTTGCTGTTTATATTGATTATCAAGTTATTAATATAGCTTAATAATCTTTACTGTAAGTCGGGTTTTGTTCAGCCCGGCTTACTTTTAATTGGAGATTTTTATGACTTCTAAACTTAATTTAATTTCACAAGCATATTTCCAGCTTGGAAAGAAGAGATTGTTAACTTTAGATGTTAACTCAGATCTCGATATGGGCGCTTCTGATGTATATGATTTGCTCATTCCATCTGTTATTTCTAATTTTGATTTCTATTTTACACGAAAGTATGCTTCTCTTGCTAAGAATGCTGTTGCTCCAGATGATCTAGAGTATGCATCATCTTTTGCATTGCCAAATGACTTTATTTCTATGTTACAAGTAAAGGGAACTTTAGATTATAAGATTATGGGATTAGATATATGGACAAATGAATCCGAGCTTAATATAGACTACGTAACTTCAGCATCCGAATCTCTATTCCCACCAAGCTTCTCGCTATATATCGTCTATTTGCTATGTGAACATCTTGCTTATCAAATAACTAATGATATTAACCTTGTCCAATTGTGGACAAAAAAAGCAATGTATCAGTTCGGCGTTGTTGGAACTGTGATGACAGGGCAAGAAACTAATAAGACAATTGAATATGATTCTCTAATAGTGGCGCATAACTCATGAGACGAATAAATTACGTACAACATACATTTTCTAAAGGTGTTATTAGCCCCTTATTGTCAGGCAGAGATGATCTTGCGTTCTATAATAAAGCTTTAACAAAAGCAGAAAACGTTATTGTCCTTCCTCAAGGTGCTATTACTAATCGTTGGGGAACAACTTATGCAAATCAATTCCCTGAAGGTGATTGTATTGCTAAGGAATATCGAACTCAAGATAGAAAGAATTATTTAATCATCTTCACGGACATTAAGGTAAGAATTTATTATAACGATGTATTGCAGAAGACATTACCATCAGTATTTACCGTTGATATTATTAATAAAGGAATGATTAAGACAGCTAAAACATTATCTGGTATGGTTATCCTTGGTGATGGAACTGTGAAACCACAGTTATTAAAGCGTGGTGCAACAGATGCTGATTGGACATTAGAGGATCTTTCTCTTAAAACACCACCAAGTTATGACTTTAAAGAAAATTATGCAACCTATACATTCTATCTATCAAGCACTTCAGTTGGATTTTCTCAATTAAGATGCTCACATAATATTTTTGATAAGAATTATGTGGGCGGTGTTTTCTTTGCACCAGGTGATAAAGATGAAATCGTTGAAGGGTACTTAAAGATCATTGGTTATATTGATGCTAGAAATCTTACAGTAAGCATTCAACAAGCATTCTCTGATAAACTCATTAATGGAATCAAAGGAAGCTCTTGTGTATTAACTGAAAATGCCTTTAATGATGAATATGGATATCCTACTTCTATTACATTCTTTGACAATAGACTTTATATGGCTGCAACGCCTTCTTTGCCTTCTACAATCTTTTGGACAAGAATAAACTCAAGCTTTGATTTCACGTTAGGTACTGGCAATGAAGATGAAGGTGGAATGGCAACGATATCAGAGAATGAAATCATTACTAATATTGTGGGAGATTATTCCTTACAGATTTTAACTGAAGAAGCAGAGTACTCAACTATTGATGATTCAGCCTCAACAACGAATAAGAAAATTAGAAAGATGGGTGGCTTTGGCTCTGAGTTTATACAAGCCGTTAATATGGACGAACAGACGTTCTTTGTTAGATCGAAGGGTTCTGGTATCGGTTCGTTCTCTTATCGTGGTGGTGATAGCTCTGATGCGTCTGTGCCTATATCTATATTTGCTGATCATTTAATTAATAATCCTGTATGTCTTGGAACCTATAAGGGAAAAGATCTTACTGATTCAAACTACTTATTCATTGTTAATGAAGACGGTACATTAGTTGTATATCAAAGTCTTAAGATAGAAAACATCAGCTCATTCTTTAGTGTGAATATTAGTAATCAAGCTATTGATGGGCAAGATACACCAAAATTTAAATCAGTAGTTCCTGTAGGTAATGACATTTACTTTATTGTTGAGCGAGAAGTGAATAATGTTAAGTATAACTACATTGAGAAAGGGAATTTTGATTCAAACTTCGATTGCGCATCATTACAAACATTCTCAACACCTGTTACTGAGGTATCTAATCTAGATTTCTTAGAAGGTCATACAGTTGATATTAAGGTAGATGGCTTATTAGAGAACAATAAGGTTGTTTCTGCTGGAAAGATTACTTTAGATAATGAAGGGCTAGAGGTTGAAGTTGGTTTATGGTCTCCATCAGAGATAGAACTATTGCCTAATCCAACTGGCACACTATTTATTAAGAAGCGAATCTATGAGATTGTTGTTGATTATTACGAGACCTGTCCTGCGTCATTAGATATTAATGGAAGTACCTTCCCAGAGTATCAATTTAATGGAACGTTACCTTATCCAAGTCCTGATGAGTTAAAGACAACGAGTTTTTTTAAATCAACGAATATCGATGGTTGGGCAGAAAGAAATACAATACAAATTATACAACATAAACCTTTTGATTTTAATGTCATTAGTGTTTGTTCAAAAGTGGGGGAATAATTATGGGTAAAGAAGTTGGTATTGGTGCATTAGTTGGTGGATTGCCTGGTGCAATTGTCGGAGAAAATTATGCTTCTGGTAGAGCACAAAAGCTTGCGATAAAAAGACAAATGATTCAAGAAAAGATGAAGCGTTCATCCGATCAAATAAATGCAGATCAAAAAATGGAGACTATGGTGGGTAAGCAAATAGCTGAATCATCCGGATCTGGGTTTACCTATGGTGGATCAGTAGCTAATTTAACTGCATCTAACATACAAAAGTTTGGACAAGATACCTATATCAAGAATTTATCATCACAGGCACGACTTGCAGATATGAATGTTCAGTATCACCAAGTCATGAAGAACACTTGGATTAATACATTTAAAGAAGGTCTTGGTCTTGCTAGCACTGTTGCTGAAATAGCAGCATTATAAGGGTTATACATGTCAGAAATATATCAACCAAATTCCGTATTTCAGCCTTCTCAAGTTGTTTCGAGTGCTAATACTAGTAAACAAATAGGTGAAGCGATTGCAGATACTGCAAAAGTTGCTGGTAGCATATACGCAGATCATCAGAAATTAAACATACAGAACAATAAGTACAGTTCAATTTCGTCATTAAGTAATTCATATAATGAAGCTTACTTAAAATCATTAAGCATTACTGACGCACATCAAAGAAGCGACTATCTTAGCAAGTCAATTGATCATATTAATAAAACAGTTATGCCAAATGTTATGCCAGAGAATGAAGACTATATTAAGTATATGTCTAATAACATGGCTATGAGATATAAGGTTGATGTTGGAAAAGATGTTGCTAAACAAAATGCATCTGAATTAAAGACAAATCTTTATTCGAATTATACAACATTTGCTAATGAATCCTCTAATGCTTATCGATCTGGTAATGATCAAGATGGAACGATATGGATGGCTCAGGGATTGAATTATATCAATAAGCTTCAGAAAGCAGGTGCTTCTCCACAACAAATTGCTAATATGCGTGTTAGCTTATATAAGAATGCATATTCGAATGCTGCTATTGGTGGGTATGAGGCTGCATTAAAAAACCATAAAGGTAAAGAATATAGACAGAATCTTGAAAAGATGTCTACATTTGGCGCTGGATTAGATACACCATTTAAGCATCTTAATGCTAATGACTATGATGAAATCCGTAGCCAACTCGATCGAGTTGATCTTGAGCGTAAAAATAATCTAGGACTAACGTCTCAAAGGATCAACAAGTTAACAAATCAAACACTTTATTCATTAAAGAAAACAGGTCAGGCTTCTCAGGAAGATATAAATACCTTGTATGAAGTAACAAAAGACCCAGATCTTCTTGCTAAAAGACTCAATGATAGTAAAGACATCTATAAAGCTGTTAGAGATTCAACATCTGGAACATTACAGCAGTTAAAAGATGCATCTACAAAATATAATGAGTCTATTATTAATGCAAAAGACTTAGATTCAGAAACTAAAGATAAGGCAATTGCAGCAGAGTTAGATCAACAAATTAAATTATCCCAAACAGATCCTGTAACCTATATAGAGAATCAGCCTGAATATCAGGCACTTCTTAAAAAGCATATGAATAATAAGGATTTTGATAAACATACTTTCAGAATCAATTATCAAAGACAAAAAGGGTTGAGAGAAGCTCCTTTATCATTGGTTGAAAAGCATGACATGCTTAATATCATTAACTCTTTGCCTACAAACTCAGCTGCTACGATATATAATGCTCATTTAAATAGTTTTAATCCTGATGTTAGACACTATGTCCAGGCGCAATTAGAATTTAAACAAAAGAAAAATGATGCTGCGTTAAATTCAAGTGTCGCAACAACAGCAGATCATCTTAATACAAGTCCTGCTAATGCAGCTTTAATCTCTGAAGCAAGTGCTTTGAAGAGCTATAAAGATTCTCCTGCTATAACAAATAGTATTATTACAGCTAATGAACTTAATAGTAGTTTCTCAGATAAGATCGCAGACAGTGATGAATTGAAAGTGCTCGCATCAAGTGGTAATGCAGATTCAGCAACTTCTTATGGAGATTTAGTTAAGAAAATGGCTGCTACAATGGTGTTTAGACAAGGGATCAGTACAGACGATGCTATTGATCAATCTATTAAGGTACTAGATGCAGGTAAGACTTATCATGGATATTTTAATAGCGGTCATACTTATTCATTACCATTAGATGTTAATAGCACCTATGCATGGGGCGCAATGTCTAAAAAAGTTAGTGATATAAAAGATGATACTTCTAATATAGATGTCCCAGGAACCTTTACGAATTCTTTCGGTGGCATTAATAAAAAGCTTGCACAACAGTATATGATGAGTAATTCACATTGGATTAATTATAAAGATTCAAGTTCATCACAAAATGACGGTGTGTCATTGATGTACACAGATCAGGCAGGCATTCAAAGACATGTGTTATATAAGAATAAGCCTGTTGTTATTACCTATGATTATCTAAGAACGGGTGTTCCTAAATCAACAGCTAAAGCCATTTGGAGAATTATCTAATGTCATTTGATGATCAATCAAATATCGATAATAAAACAATGCCTGATGTTAGTGGTAGTAGTATTGCTCCATCAGCAAATCCTGATGTTTATACAAGCGCATCACAAGGTGTTCCACTTGAAAACATTGGCAGACTCCATGGTATCGGCGTTGAGATTGAGGACATGGCTGCATCTATGGCTAGCCCCGTAATATCACAATATGATACCTATGCTAATACTATACAAAAGGTTATGGGCATTGATCTTCCTGGATCTAAATATTTAACCCATGATGAAGCAAAAAAGAAATATCCAAATGTTGATTTCGTCAATGGCGGTTATGAAAGAAATATAAAATACTCATCAGACTCTCAATATAATCAGAATTATCGTAATGCATTATTAAATTCGATGCCATCTGGAATATTAAGTGGAATTGTTAAAGCAACACCTCAGATTCTATCTGGGATTGCATTTGTTGGTGCAACGCCTGAGTATGCAGCTGCTGAGGCTGCTGAAGCTGCAGAGGGTATTTCTGAAATAGCTACTAAGAATATGGGCGATATGCTTACTAAAGGAGCAGTAGGGACTTCAGAATTTACTGCATCAACATTACCTTATACATATCTACAAAAATTCCATCAGGAAAAAATACAACAACCTATCGATTCCGCTGATCTAGCAGAAGGACTTGCTTCTAATGCTGGATTGGCTGCATTGTTTGAAGTTGGTGGTGCTGCATTTAAGCATTACGATCTTTATGAGAAGACTGTTAAACCATCTGTTGCATCAGCGAAAGAAGGAACGATTAATCTTTTTACCAAACTAGGTCTTAAAAGAAGTATTACACCAGAGGCTGAGAAGGCAGCTGTTGATACAGCAGAAAAACAAATAGCTAATGGTGAAGATGTTAATGTTGATCCTATTATAAAAGATGGCAGACACGCAGAACGTGTTCGTGATCCTATTCCTAATGACGAGGAGATTGAAAAACAATCAAAAGATCTCGTTAATTCACTCAAAAAAGATTTAGAGAATCATAATTCAAGTATTGATGATCTAGAAAAACAACGTGATTCACTTATCGATAAAGTTAAAAACAGTACTAAGAAAGCTGCTGTAACTATGAAGGATTATTGGCGCTATGATAATCATGATGCTACTAAAGGATTGTTTGAGAAAAGATATGGTGATGAGCTTCTCAATAAGCTAACGAAGAAGAAAGAAGTAAAGGGAATTGATGAGGATCGTGTTCGGTCTATATTAGATAATAATATTAAGTCCGATAGAAGCATGTTGAAGAAAGAATTAGGATTAAAGACAAAAAGATTATTAAGTCTTCTTGGTAAGAAAGTAAAGAATGAAAGTCTTATTAAAACCTATGAAAAATCTGTTGATAGAATTAAAGGCCATTTAGAAGAGATTAAAGGTGCTCGTGTTAGTAATCCTTTTAAAGATGATCTAGAAAAGGCGATGAAGATTCATGACAAGATGAAAGGATTAATGGCTTCAAGAGATCAGATTAATAAAGTATTAAATAGTGATGCTGTCCTATCTAGTCTTAAAGGAAATGGCGCTCCTTTAACTAAAGAAGAGTTAGGTCGATTTGTCGATGAGAGAAACTCATATCTTAATGACGATGCGTTAATGGAAGAAGATAAGGAGGCATTAAGAAACGCTGAGAAACCTACTACTACTGAACCATCTGAACCTAAAGAAGATATGAAGTTATCTGATATCGAAAACGATCTTGATGATAAAGAGAAAGAGTTTTTTGAGAAAAGCCTTTTAGAAATTAAGAAATCAGGTTCTTTAGAGAAAATATTGAAAGCATTTAAGGACTGTATTGATGAGTAAATTAGATAAAATAAAGTCATGTTCATTAAAAGTCGGCAGTCTATTGTCAAAAGAGGACATTAGAAATGGATTTGACCAAGGTGAATTAGATGCGTTATTAGCTTCTATTAATAAGTATGCTCGTTCTGAAAAAATGAAAGAAGTTTGGCTCAATAAAAAAGCTGATGCTTATGGGATGACTATTGATCAAGTTCTCGCTAAAGAAGCAGAGAAAAAAGCAGTAGCAAAAGAAGTGTTATTTCATAATGTGAAAGCACATAGAACATTTATAAATGATTTAGATAAGTTTAAAGACCCATACTATGGATTAGTTAGTTTAATAAACGGTACAGCATCACATGTAAATCGTGGTGGATTATCTCTAAATGCTCTTATTAAGTCTAAAACAGCTCGATCTTTATCGTTCTTATACGGAATGCTTAGAAAGAATAATGTTGTTGCTGATTTTAAAGACAATAACAATGGCCTTGATACAGCAAAAGAGCTTAGGAATGAAACAACGAATAATCCAGCAGCTAAGAGAATAGCAGATTCTATTAGAGCTACTTACAATGGTATTAGACAAGAACTGCTTGATATGGGTATTACGATACCTAAGAATGAAGACTATATCGGTAAACAAGTTCATACAAAGACAAAGCTTAGAAGCCCAACAGGAAATATATGGAGCGATATAAAGTTACGTACAAGATTACATGTTGTTGAAAGGCGCTCAATTCCTGAGGTAGGAAAAATCCTACATGATATGTCCTATGCTAGATGGCGTTCAAGTATTGAGAATGATGTTGATTGGGATAAAACGCTAGAAGATGTCTCTGCTGATAAAGAGACGTTCATTAAGAGTTTCTTTGAATCAATCTATTCGGGAGTTCATAAAAAACCATTAAAGGTAGGGAGTCCTTTTTTGAAATTAGATGATGAGTTTACAAATCTAATGGGAAGAAGGAAGTTACATTTTAAAGATGCTGAAGGATGGGTTAAATATAATAAAGACTATGGTGTTGGTAATGTACATGATTCAGTGCTATCAAGTATTGAAGGTATGGCGCATTCTTTAGCAACGATTAAGAAGTTAGGCACGAATAAAGATGACTTCATGTCTAGAATGACCAAACATGTTATTGAGAAAAGAGTTCCTCATTCAGACCCTGTTCATCTTAAACGAGTTCAGAACTACATGAACTTAGAATATAACAAATTCGATACATCAAAAGGGTTGCTCGGTAAGCTTGTTGAAATACAAAGGTTTGTTGCTTATACCACATTAGGACATCTCGGTCTTAGATCTATTGGTGATATGAATATATTAGCTAATGGTGTTGCTCCTTTTGGGGCAAGTAGACTTGGTTCAATGGGAACAGCGTTTAAGAACCTTTTTGATGGTATGAAAAATGATGAGGCAAGAGATCTTGCTGAACGAATGGGTATTATTGCTGAAGGAAGCTTCGGTGGTCAATTTAGTCGATTGGGTGCACTAGATTCTCCTAAACGATATTTCGTATCATATCTCTCTTTAGTAGGTAAATTATCAGGCGTTGATCGATTAGATCGAACAAATATCTACACAGCAGGATCAATTATGACTAATGCTAGTGCTAAGTATTTAGAACGTCATGCGTTTTCAGAATTACCAAAAGAATATAGTCAGATTCTAAAAAGATATGGAATTAATGATCATATCTGGAGTGTGATGAAACGCAACTCTAAGAACTTATCGGTCGTTGGTGGTAAGAAATACCTACTCAGAGATCTTTTTGACAGAATGAGTGATAAGGATGTTAATGAAATTATCCATAAAAATGGAATGAAAGATCCAACAAAAAATATTACTAAAAAAGATACGAATTATTACAGAAATATCCTTGTTGATAATTATGATTCTATGATTAATGACCAGGTATTTACTGCAAAAACACTTCCTGATAATGCAGACCTTGCTTATATAACAGGTGGGGATCATCGAAATCAATTTACTAATGCATTGATGAGATCAGTTACCTTATTTATGCCATTCCATGTGGCATCTATTCGAAGAACATTAGGTCATAACTTATATCGAAATGGTGCAGAAGATCTTCATGATGCTTTATTCAGTAAAGAACTTAGCGGTAACTTCAAAAGCATTGGTAAGTATATGGCTGGAGGAATGGTGTTTGGATATTTAAACATGATTTCAAGCGCTGCTATGAATGGGAAGAAAATACCTAGTATTACAGATGACGGTGTCTTACTTGATTCTTTCATTGGTGGTGGATCTGGATTTCTTTATTCATCTTATATGGATCGATTCTCTAGTGAAAATCCATTGAGCTTTGTATCGAGCATTGCTGGAACTCCTATCAATCTATTGGCTCAAGAAGCAAGCATTATATTGAAAGCTGCAAAAGGTAAGCCTGTTGGTAAGTCAGGGTTAAAACTATTAAAGAGGGTTAATCCTCTATCATTTTATTTTATAAAAGAAGCGATGAATAAGCACTTCTTTAATTCTACATCGAGGTAATATATGAGCGTTAATGACGAAGGATCAAGAGAACAGCTAGAGGTTCAGGCTTCACAAACTGTGTTTCCGTTCCCTTTTAGAATATTCACAGAGAATGGGTTAAAAGTTTATTGGGTTGATTCAAGTGATGTATCTACATTACTAACCTATTCAACAGATTATACCTTAACGGGTATAAACGATAACAATGGTGGTACAGTCACATTGACTGGTTCTGTTGCTGTACAGACAGGTGATGTTATTATTCTTCAAAGAGATGAAGCAAATAACAAGCCTCCTGAATATGATTATGAGAATCGAGCTGATTTTACGCCTCAATTATTAGATGAAAATACTGATAAGCAGTTTGTATTAATTCAACAAATAAATGATAAGATTGATGATCGAGCATTGTTGTACCCAGAAGATGTTGTACTATATAATACTCAAAGGGAAATGCCTGTTTTAAACCATCAAGAAGTGTGGGTTGGTGGTTCAAATAATAATATTGTGGCTTTAGAATTAAGTGAAGATGTAAGTTGTAGTACATTACGATCAGATTTGTTACAAAACTCTTCTGATAGCAATAGTGGTGCAACAAATGTTGGATATTATGACACTGAAGATTCTCCAGCAGAAACAACAGTTCATGCAAAGCTTAAATCCATGCATGGGTTTTTGCCTCCAATATCATCTGATATAGCCGTTGTTAAAGATGCAACTCATAACGATAAGTTATTAAAGTTTGACTTAACGACATTGTCATTGTCAACAACAAGAACAATAACAATGCCTGATAATGATGTTTCTCTTGCTTATGCAACAGAGACAGAGCCAGGATTAACAGAGATAGCAACACAGGCAGAGGTTGATGCTGGTACAGATGATACGAAGTATGTAACACCTCTAACTTTAAAAAATTCAACACACGTGGAGACAACTGATATGTTCGCTTTTGCTAATTACGGAGTCGGAGCAATTTTACATGGTGAAAAAAACTTAAGTGTTGCTAAATACAATGACCCAACATATGGTTTTCAGTATTTAGTTTATACCTTTGATACACCTAGAACAGATTCTGATTATGTTGTTATTCTTGATCTTAATAATAGTAATCGAACTATTGAACCTTTAATGTGGGCAAGCACCTATACTGCTGGCGGATTTAGAGTTTATTTCGATCAAGCTACATTGGCTGGAACTGAGACTATAGATCATATGGTTAGGGTTTATGCTGACTCAGCATCATGATAATAAATTTGCCTTATAAGTTAGAGCTAAGACCGTATCAACAAGAAATCTATGATGCTTTCTTTGTTGACAAATATCGGTACATGATCCTTATATTGCCAAGAAGACATGGGAAGGATAGAACAACATTTAATATAATGGTTGCTGCTGCAATGCAGAAGGTTGGATTATATTTCTATGCCTTCCCAAACAGAACCCAAGCAAGGACTGCTATATGGGAAGGTATTATGCCTGATGGGACTAAGTTCCTTGATCATATACCTAAAGAGCTTTTAAAAAGTGTTAATAATACGGAGTTAAAAGCAACTCTTATTAACGGATCTATGATTAAACTAGTTGGTATGGATTACTATAACAACTATGTTGGAACTAATGCATTAGGGATAGCGTTCTCTGAGTTCGCTGTTGGGAACCCAATGGGGTTTAAATTAATGCAACCTGTATTAAGGCAAAATGGTGGATGGGCGATATTCCCATATACACCACGTGGACATAATCACGGGTATGATTTATATATGCGTAATAAAAACAACCCTAAATGGTTTGTTATGCATAAGACTGTTGAAGAATGTTTGGATGAGAATGGCGTTAGATATCTTAGCGCTGAAGATGTAGAAGAAGATCGAAACTCAATAATGAGTGATAACTTAATATTGCGGGAATATTATTGTGATTTCGAAGCGCCACTTGATGGTGCTATATTTTCACTACAAATTAAAAAGGCATATGAAGAAAATAGAATATGTGACTTTTTAATTGATACATCATCTCCTGTCTATACGTTTTGGGATTTAGGATATAATGATAGTACCTCAGTATGGTTTATGCAGATCGATGAGCAATTAGGCTCATTTAATATGATCTATTACTATGAGAGCGTTGAGGTTAGTATCGACGTTGATATACGTGAAGTTAACAAAATACGTGAGAAACTTGGTATTGTTTTTGGTGGGCATTACGCACCACATGATGGAAACCATCATCAAAAGCAGACAGGATTGACAACAGTTGAGTATGCTAGAAAGTTTGGTATGTATTTTATAGTTGTTCCTAAGATACAGAAGAAGATGCATGCTATAGAAGCAGCGAGATTAAAGTTCTCAAAAGTTAAGATTCATGAAACGAATTGTGAGCAAGGAATTAATTGTTTGAAATCTTATGTTAAGGTTTTAAATCAAACGACAGGAGAATTTGGGGCGCCTAAGCATAATTTCGCCAGTCACGGGAGCGATGCTTTTATGACGTTTGCTTGCGCACAGAATGTTGGTTACAGTAGCTTTGAAACTACTGTAAATTATGAAAGTGTTTCATTTTAATAAGAGGTAAATTATGAAAAATATAAAAATAGCTTCAGATCCTTTCGGTCGCTCGTTGTATATGAGTGAGTTTTCTGAAGACTGTGTTTTAATCAATGCTGTCGCTGGAACTGACCATACTGTCACTGTTCCAACTGGCGCATACATTTGTTTTATTGGTTCAGATGTTGGTGTTGTTATTAGTAAAGCAACTGTTGGCATTCCTGCTTCAGATGCTCAAAGCACTGGGTCAGAGTTTGGACTAAATAAATCGGGTGTTGTAGTTGAAGGCTTAACAGAAATTCACGTAAAAACATCTGCTAATGGACTTGTATCATGTGAGTTCTATAAGAACGTTGGATAATATATGAGGATAAATAATACTAGTCCTTTTGTTATAGGATATAATCTATTTAGGTGATCTATGAAAATAGAAAATACTAGTCCTTTTGTTATAGGATACAATCCGTTTAGTAATAAAATTCTGAACAATGCTTCTATACAGATTTCTTCAGAATTATGGGGGACTGAGGATGACGATGAAATCGTAACAGAAGACTCTGATAATATAGTTTGGAGAAAAAGCTAATGGCGATAGAAAATTTTAAGGTTAAGTTTGATGTTGATTTAATAACATCGCAAAGAACAATAACAATGCCTGATAATGATGTTAGTTTCGCAGATGCGACAAAGACATCTAGCGGGTTCATAGAACTTGCAACGCAAGAAGAAGTTAATGTTGGAACAAATGACACAATGGCTGTTACTCCATTAACATTAAAAACATTATTGGCAACATTATCTGGAGGTGGAGATATGATCGCATTTAGTCAAGTTGATACTTTTGACCAACAAGTTGGTAAGATTGGACTTTCTTTTACTAGAAGTCTTGGTGATTTTACTTATACATTTACTGATGATCAACCAGATATAAACTATCTTATATTAGTTGAACTTCAAGAAGTTACCAGTGAAGTTGTCAACACTTTTTCTATACTGAATAAATCAACAACTGGTTTCTTATTAAGAATTGATGACTCACCAAGCTATGGTCATGCCGTAAGAATTTTGAGAGTTAACTAAGGGGTTATAAATGGCAATTAAAGAAATCAATGAAATAAGTAATGCTGCTGTAGATATTAATGATACTGATAACATCGCTTTACAGACAGCAACAGACATTACTAAAAAATGTACTATTACTATTCTTTCTGAAGGCATAGCAACAGATATAGAAGATAGAACTAATACTTTTAGTACAGTACAAAAATATGATGCAACAGCTCATAGTGAAATAAGTAATGATTATGCATCTCTTGATGTGCCAACTGTTGCATGGGTTTATTTAACAGGAACATCTCTTGGTTATACGCATAATTTGAACGGATTTTCGTTAAAGAATAATGCAACATTTCCTAATACACATATTGATATAGGTGCTGGAATCGCATCAACAAGTACATTGATTCGTTATTCGAAATCAGTTGATACTAAAGTGAAACGAATTGACCAAACATTTTTAGCTGGTTCTGGAAATGGTGGCCGAGCACCCGGTGTTTCGTTAAGTGCAAACACTTGGTATCATGTTTTTTCTATTATGAATGATACTACTTTAGTTAATGATGTTGTTTTTGACACATCAGTAACTTGTGCAAACATTCCTACTGGATATGATAGTTATGCAAGAGTTGGTAGTTTTAAAACTGATGGTAGTTCTTTTATCAAAACATTTATATTTAGTGAGATAAATGGTGTTAGAGCATTCAGATGGAAAACACCTGTTCTTGATAATTCCTCGACTGTTTCTGCAACAGCTGCGAACATTACTTTGTCAGTGCCAAACGATTTAGAATGTATTGCTGATTTCAATGTATCATTAAAGGTTGAAGAAGTTGGTGATAAGGAAGTTATTGTTTATATATCCAATAGCAACCTAGATGATTTAGCGCCAAGTTCAACTGTAGCACCTCTTGGACAAGTACGTGGGGTATATTCAAAAACAAATACATATGCTGTTAGTCCAGTTTCTAATATGCAACTTAATACTGACTCATCCGGACAAATAAGAGTTAGAGCATCCGATACAGGTGGCACATTATATGTTGCTACTCTTGGTTGGGTTGACCCAGGAAATAAAATATTTTACTAGGGAATTTCGATGACCAATAAATTAGTATCAGTCATTCATTTAGATGATCCATCTGATGATAAGCCGTTTTATCTTCATTCGAAACAAAGAAAGATGAGCCACTCTGCTGTTAGTGTAACAGAGGGCGGAACAATTACTATCCCAGATGGTGAAACGATTGTCATTGGCGATGATCCAGTCACTCATGAGATGAGTTATCATTCTTATACGGGTCATGATACCGGCGGAATAATATCTATAAATGCGGATGATACGCTTATAGATATTACTGCTGGATCTGGTTATATCATTGATAACTCGATACCAGATAAAAAGGTTGTCACTAAAATTGAATGGGACGATATGATTGGTGTCTCGGTCACTTATTTAAATACAGCTTCAGGAACATTTATTGGAATTGATGCTAACGGTGATCTTGTTCAACAAATCGAAGATTTTTACCCAGGTCAAACTCATACACTGAGAGAAACAATAAGACTTGGTCGATTAGGTCATTTTGATAAGACCGTTGTATCTCAAGTATTTAACTATCCATATCATTTCTTATCTACAGATATAGATTACGCGTGTTGCAATATACTTCAAGGTACTGTTAGTGCTAAAGGTTGTGTTATTAGCAATAATGGCGCTAACTTAAAACTTGATTTCTCAGAATGGATTGCAAGAAGGATTGGTGCTAATTACGAAACAGATCCTAATAACCCTAATACTCCTGTTGTTCCTGGCGTTTCACAGTTTACTTTCTTTCCTGCACATACTGATGGAACAGGATATACTACGCTTGGCGCTTTAACATCAGATATTGATCCAACATTTTGGGATGATGGTAGCAGTACACTACAGCCTGTAGGTGTTAATGATTATACGATACAAGAAGTTGTATTTTTTCCGAATAATATAACATATACATCGTTCATTATTTATGGACAAGAGTTGTATAGTAATTTAGGTCAAGCTGAAGAAGCATTGTTTACCTATAGAGCAGAAATCAATGATGATATTAAAGGCGGTTCATCTCGAGCTTTAATCATGATCAGAGGTGGCGCAACAGATTTAGATGTAGAAATAGCAGCGGGTAGATGTTTCATTAAAGAAATATCTACTGGTGGGGTTATTGGTGGTGGTGTTAATTATTTAGATAGAATCGGTACACAATTACAACCAAAAACAATTACTGATAATATCTATACAGAAGGATATTTTAATACAACGACATCATTCCAATTTAATGGAACTGATATAAATACAACTGGAACACTGTCTAATATCGCATATAAGGCTCAAGACAACACTTTCTCTGTAATCCAGACGTATGCGTCACATCCATCTTTTACGCTCGATACGGAGCTTATAGACAAGAAGTATGCTGATGATTCATTTGAGCCTGTGTTAACAAAAGGAAATCTTACAGAATCAACTTCATCTGTCTTACAGATTCTTGGTGGCACTGGTTCGGTAATAGGGGCAGGCACTTCAATAGAGGTTGATCAAGCAACGAGTACTAATGATGGTTACTTATCGAGCGAAGACTGGATTATATTTAATAATAAACAAGATGCGTTAAGCTTTCCGATTGCTCAAAATCTTGGTGGCACTGGCATTGATTCAAGTAGCGCTACTGATGGTCAATTGCTCATTGGTGGAACGGTAAGTAATGATCTCCAATTGGCAACATTAACAGCAGGGACTAATGTTAGTATTGTTAATGCAGGAAATTCAATAACAATCAGTTCAAGTGGTGCTGATACCTTTGCTGGTTTAACGGATGTTACGGGTGCATATACAACACCATTTGCATTATATGCAGTTAATACATCTAATGATGGCCTAGAAGAAAAGACAACGTTACTCACAGAACCATTAGCGAATCAATTTCAACTCTCTCGTGGAACAACAAACTTATTTGTTTCTAGTAGTTGTGATATCGATCAAAACATATCAACAGTATCTTTCCCAACATTTGATGATGTAACGTTAACATCTCTCAATAGAAATATAGCGTCATTGCTTTATGATTTTAGAAGCCCTGGTGGTATCACTGACATGGATGAAAGCACCATGTCATTTACTGATGGAACAAGAACATTTGATATAAGCCCTGTTGGCTCTACTTTTAGTTATTATATCAGGGGTGTTTATTATGAAGTAAGTGCTACTGATAGCGTTGTGATTACAGATCAAGAAGGCATTCATGCTATCTATTATGATGATGGTATATTAAAGTCATTGTATGACCCATCATCCGCTCAATTTGATCTAATTATTTTAGATAATGCTATTGTAGCCTATGTCATGTGGAATGCTACTGATAATGAAGGAAAGTTATTTGAAGAAAGACATGGGATAACAATGTCTCCAGAATCGCATCTTCATTTTCACTTAAGTATTGGAACACAATATGTTAGTGGTTTGGCTTTGGCTTATTTTTCATTAGATGGAACTGGTGATTTAGATAGTCATGCTCAGTTTTCTATTCAGACAGGGGTTATTCGTGATGAAGATATTGAATTAACAACTAATACATTGGCTTCTACTGTTGGCGCTGAAGTATGGTATTTGAGTGGGAGTAATTGGAGATGGGAAACGAACACTGGATTTTCTGTATTAACAACAGGGACAGGTCGTCTTGCTTGGAATGATGGTGGGACGTTAGTAGAGGTTACTAATAACAATTTTGTCTTATGCCACATATGGGCAATTAATGCTTATGACAGAAACCCAATATCCATCATGGGCCAAGAAGAATATAATACGATAAATTCTGCAAGACAGGGTGCCGAGATAGAAATAAATAATTTGATTCTATCTGGATTGCCTAGCCCAGAATTAAAACCTATTGCCTCTATAATATTTCAAACTTCAAATGGCTATGTTAATAGCGTTAAAGCAAGAGTTAGAACTACTGACACAGGTGATTCTTATGTTGATTGGAGACAATCAAACTTAAGTCCATCTAGTCCAGCAGCAAATCATGGATCATTGAGTGGATTAGGGAATGATGATCATTTTCAGTATTTATTGTTAACCGGAAGATCAGGTGGCCAAATAGTTTATGGTGGTCTTGATGCTAGTGATGACATTACATTCCATACAACGCTTGATACAACAAAAGGACATTATATTTTCCCTGATATCACTGATGGAATTGTCAAAGTAAGTACAGGCATTCTGTCTGGTGGTAATTCTGTTTCTCTAACAACAGAAGTTACTGGAATATTGCCTCTTGATAATGGCGGAACTGGTATTGATTCAAGCGCTGTAACTGATGGGCAATTGCTTATTGGTGGGACAGCTGGTAATGACTTTGATTTAGCAACGATAACAGCAGGAACTGGAATTAGTATTGTTAATGGGACAAATTCAATAACAATCAGTTCTGCTGGCGGTAGTGGTTATTGGCAAAGGATTGGAACAATATTGTCCCCTATAAATTCCGGTGATGATGTTGAGCTTGGAACTGGGTATCTTGAAGCTGAAGATGTTATTGCTGATAATTTTTATGTTGGAAGTAACTTATTAACTGTTGGATCAAGTCCAGATGAGTTTATTGTCGGCTCTTATCATGCAGCATACTCTACTATAACGAGTGCATTAGCAGCACAAAGTGGCGCTAAGCTATATCGGCTATTGCCTGAAACATATTCAGAAGACATCACATTTAATAACGAACCTGGCGCTAGAATGGTCGGAGAACTTTCGACGGTAAATGGAAATATTCAGTTAGCAAGTTCCTCTTCTATTGACTTATATAATGTAACAAGTTCTGGTGTTCATGGAGTTCTTTCTGTTAGTGGAATTGGTTATTTTAAAGCATTAAAAATCAATTCTGGAACTGTAACATCAGGTATGTTATTTAGTTCTGATACTTCAGATACTCTTATATCAGAAGTTGGAAGTGCAAACATTGATTCAAATGTATTTATAGGAACAGCATCACCAACAGCTATTGGTAATGTTATTTCGTATAATAGCTATTCAGAGTTATTTTCAACAACAGGTGATGCTTCTTATGTTAGAACATCTGCTACCGGAAGATATTCTGCTATTGCTAATAGGTCTTTGGCTACATCATCTGCTGGAAACACTATTAATTTCATTAATCTTAACGGTGATGCAGATGTTTGTGTGATCGCTAATGATGTGATGACCTATGATAAGATTATTAATCAATCTAATGGCAGTATCTTCTTATTAGGAAATTACCTGGATGGAGATATCACTATATCAGCTGGACAATCTTATATTGATGCAACCTATATAACAGGTGATATTACAAGCACTGCCGCATCTAATATCACTAGTTATGTTGGTATTCCATATCTTGATGGTGTCGTATCAAGATCTTCTCCTAGTGGTCTTATTGGCATTGTTGGTAAAGCTGGTGATGAGGGAATTCAAGCTTATACGGGAAGTGGCTACTTTAAAGTAATGGGCAGAGGATTAACCACTTCAGGTGGTGGTATTGAGTTTGATGGTGATTCGGGAGGAAATTATTCAAGTTGGTTTGCTGATAGATCAAGCCAAGATCTTAGAATTTATTGTAATGTTGATTCTTCTAATTATGAATTTAGAGTTTATAACTCATATACGGGTCGATCTTCAAAAATATACAATGATGCTCTTGCATCAAGTAATGGTACTGTCTATGCAAATAGTGGTTATCTTACTAGGACAAATCCTTCGGATGAAACTCTAAAAGATAACTTTAATGTTGTTGATACAAATGGTGTGTCAGATAAATTGGCGCTACTAACTATTATGAAATATAATTGGAAAATTAATGGCACAGAGGGAATGTCTGTGACAGCACAAAAATTCCAGGAGCAGTTTCCTGATGCAATAGAAAGTGCTGATATGCCATCATATATTGATGAAAACGGAAAGACTATATTTGAGGAAAAGCTTGGGTATAATGATCGGTGGATGTGGTATCATTTGGCAGGAACGATTGATCTTATTAATCGAGTAAAAGTATTAGAAACTAAACTAGCAGAGGTGACTAAATGAAAATTGAACTAAGTGAACAACAAATCAATGTTATTGAAAATTTAATGATATTAGGTGTTAAGAATAAAATCACTGGAACTAAAGATATTATTGAATTTGCAAAAGTAATTTCAAGCATCTATGGCCAAGCAAATGCATCTAAAAAACAAGTTGTTAAAGAACCTAAAAAACAAGTTGTTGAAGAACCTAAAAATCCTGTTAAGGAGAAATAATGGATCTTGAAATAAAGAATAAATTCAAGTTTAGTAAAATGTCTATTGAGCACTTAAATACTTGTGCTCCTTTGCTGCGTGCACTAATGATTTATTCATTTGCAACATCTGATATTGATTTTTCTATTTTATGTGGGCACCGAGGAAAAGATGAACAAAATGCAGCATATAGAGATGGAAGATCAAAACTCAAATTCCCTAATAGCAACCATAATGCATTGCCCTCTAATGCTGTTGACATTGCCCCTTATCCTATTGATTGGGATAACATTAATTCTTTTTACTCTTTAAGCAAGCATATAAAGCGCGTCGCTAAATTTTTAAAAATAGATATAATTTGGGGTGGAGACTGGGAGTCATTCAAAGATATGCCTCACTATGAGCTAAAGAAATAATAATTTTTATTTATAACGGGAGTTAATAATGACCGTATTTAATGAAATTACTTATGATAAAAAAATAGAAACTGGTAAAATATCAATACAGAGCAATGAAGATTATAACTTCATTCTTCGTGCTACTGGAAGGTTACCAAGGAAGAAGGATATTATTAAGGCACTCGAGTTGCTTTATATTGAACTTAATAAGGAAGAAAATACTAATAAGCTTGATACCTTTATTATAGAGATAAAATCAAAGCGTTCTTGTACCAAGAAAAGACATTGGTCTAAGAACAGAAAGAATGTTTGGAGCTATAAACCAGGGATGCAAAGAGAAAACTTTTTTAAACGAATTTTAGACGGATTAAAGTCATGATATATAAAGATGCAAGAAAAAAAATTAAAAGTGGTGATCTTCTTGTTTGGAGTGGTAATTCTATTTTTGGTAAAATTATAAAACTTTTCACAAGATCAAAATATACCCATGTTGGAATAGCTTGGAAAATTGGTAGACGGATATTGATTATAGAATCAGTTGAAGGCTATGGTGTTAGAATATTCCCTGCTTCTAAAAACCTTCCTTTTTATGTAATACATACTGATGTGAAATGGACTAAGGAATTAGAGTCCATTGCATTAAGTAGAGTTGGTCATCAATACAGTTGGACGGGTTGTGTTCTTGGATTTTTTGGAATTAATCCACCGAAAGATAAAAGATGGCAGTGCGCGGAATTTGCAAATGATATTCTTTTTAATGCAAAAATAGTTTCTGATAAATTTGATACGCCAGCAAGTCTTGTTAATGAATTGATACAAAAAGGGTATCATATTAAATCTGTTAATAAATGATATAGTTATGGAAAAGTTAGAACGAGACATGCTCAATAAAATAATCTATAAAATAGATCACTTAGAAGAAATGATTAATGGTGTCCTTATTGAAAATGCAAAGAGAGGTAAGGATATTGATTCTAATTCTAGACATATTCTAAAGGCAGAGGGAGCAATAGAAGCTTTGGGAAAATTAATAAGGATCAATAAGGAATCGATATTGATGAACTCAGTGTCGATAAAAAATATATCTGTCAAACAAAAAAATATGAACGATAATTTAGTAGATATAAACGATACGAATAATATCAATTGGATAAAAACATTAGGGAAATATGTGCCAAATATTATGATAATCGGAATTATTTCACTAATGTTTGCTGAACCTTCTTTAAGAAAAATGTTCCATCATTAGACTTTAGCTCGATAGTACTTTATATTTTCGTTATCTTCATTTTTGTCTTTATCTTCGACATAGGTCTCTGGTTCAAAGAATCCAAATACATATTTCTTGCCTGTTATTACTTCATTTTCGTCAACTTTTCTTAATATTTTCATATCTTCAGGCTGTACATAGCTTTTTGAACTTATTTCTTCTGTATAGTATATGTTTTCATTAGATTCATCATAAGAGTAAGAGAAAGAATACTCATCTGTTGTTTCAGTGATTTCATCTTCTTCAATACTTAGTAGTTGTTTTAATGAAGATGACCCATAATCTATATCAATTACTTCATAATCTATATCAATTACTTCATAATCTGTATCTTCATCGTCTGAAAAATAGAGTATCTCTTTTTGAATGATAAAATCTTTGCCTTCTATTTTGAAACGCATAGATCTTCTGATTGGTTTCGGTGTTTTTAAAAACATATCATTTCTCCTATAAAATTATATCTTTTGTGTTGGTTTATTATCATCGTCATATCCCATTACATATGAAAAAGATGATCCCAATTTTTTGATTTGTTCTTGCTCGTATTTACATAGCCTTTTTTCATCTGCAGCTTCGCAGATTCTATCTAGCCATTCTAGCCCTTCTCCGTAAGTATATTCTTCTATAACCTCTAGATCGTCTATTGTGTTATCTTCTATGTTAGGATAGACATCCCCATTTATTGTTTCTATAAAATATTTTTGTCTTTTCATGATAAACTCCTATTTTAATTTAGTCTCCAAATGGCATGAATGAAAACCCTGATTTTGGTGTTGTTCCATTTTTTTTCATTTCTTCAACTCTTCTTTCAAAGGATTCCCACCATTTATTTTCTAATTCTATGGATTTTTTTATCAATATTTCTCGTTTTTCTTTGTTTTCTTTATCTTTTTTTTCTCTTTCTATTGTTGCTTCTGTTTTAAACATAGTTTTCCCCTTATTTAATTATTAGTGATTTGATTTTAATGAGTTCTGCTCCATCTATAATTTCTCCATTCTTAAGATCAGCCTTAAGTATTTTCTTAGAGAGCTCTTTTTTAATGACAAAGTACTTATCATCAATGATGAGCTCATCAGTTATCTTAACTGACGCAGGATTATTCCTTATTTTTGCAGAATGTACTGCATTCCCAACTTCTTTAATCCCTATTTTTTCTAAATTTTGTAATAAATATCTCTTAATACTCTCTATTTTCTTTTCTACAGACTTTCTTTTCTTAATAAGCCTATCTGTTTCTTTTTTAATTGCGTTAGAGTCAGCGCCCAAATTCTTTAAATAAGCAATTATTCCAACTGACTTTACCTCGAAGTCTCCTTCAAGAGATTCAAGCGTGTCAAAGTATGCTTGTTCGCTTATATCGTCATCATATTCAATACTCAGTATTGAATTACTTATTTCATATAGATTTGTCATTGTTCTTCCAATTTTG